TACAGAACTGATATTAGTTACTGTTATTGATGTTAGATTTCCGTCTACTTCAGTAACTCTATTATATTGAGGAACAGCATTTCCGGTTTGATATTTTATAATATCACCTACTTTAATGCCGGTAAAAAGGTTGCCTGCACTTGTGAAAACACCCGAAGAGTTGGTAAAGACTGCTTCAGTGACCCCTGCAATTTTTCTAGAACTAAGAACAGCATCTGCTGCAAATATCGGGAATCCAGATGCATTTTGTGCTACAGATTTGATATCTCTAATACCATAAACAATAAAACCTTTTAAGGTTAGTGATGCATCAACACCATTAACTAATAATTCCTCATCAGCAACAAAAGTTCCTGATGTCTGGTAAATATTCAATTCAGCACTATTAGCACCTGCTGCAACTGCAAAACCACTTGCTCCACTACTTTTACCTTTTATAAAAGATGTCTGCGGAATTTCTGAGGCAGATACACTTTTATTAAATGTTAGGGATGTATAAGTTTGAACATCATAAAGATACAAATCCCATTGTGTTGCCGCACCAGAGTATGCAGCATCTGTTAAGTTGAATGTATATGCCCTTGCTTGTCCAACAACAGTTCCACCACCATCACCCTTTAATTGTGTTTTTAAAGTTATAATATCATGCTCTTTTGGTGCACCAGCAACATTATTAACTCTTAAAAGATGCCCCATTTCAAAGGGAACATTAATACTTGATATATTTTCAGTGTCTCTTGGTTTTTCAACATCAGAAGTTACTGCTGCATCAAGTTGAACATCATATCCAGATACATATGCTTTTCCAGGTGATACCTGAACACACATTAAATCATCAGATGGAGTATTTAATTCTTCTGTAAGTTCGTTTTCTAAAAATAAACCATCATTATTAATTCTATCATTCAAAGATTCTAAAACATTTACTCTAAATTCGTCTACAGTATAATGTCCAGATTCATCAAAAGTTCTTTCTGCAATGTAATCTCTAATAATATTATAAACTGTTTTATTAACTACTTTCTTTATTTTTCCATCATCAACTCTAAGAACTTCTATGAAGTCTGTGTCATTAAAATCTGTTAAAGATTTTTTGACTAAGGTCAAATCAATCTTAAATCTATCTGCACCAGGTGCTGCAAAGTTTGTAAATCCTTTCGCATTATCATACAAAGAATCATCATCTTTGGCATTTACTGTAGTTTCACTTACTTTTAATCCAACTCTATAAGATGGAGTATTTGTATAATAATCTAATATCAGAGTTTGTTTAGATACATTGACAAAATTTCCTCTTACAAAGTAAACTCCATTATCAATAGATGCAGCAGCACCAGTAAATATTGCATCTTGCTCTAAGACGGAAGCAAATACTGTTCCAGAATTAATAACAGTATTTCCAAAGGTTATATTTTCGGATGCTGTTAACTGTTCTCCAGGTGTAAAAGTAATTGTCTCAGAATCATTACCTGCATTAGAATATTTTACATAAATCGTTAAATTATCTACTTCATCACTATCCGTCGTAAATGCAACATTTTTAATAGTAGCACTTACTCCAGAAGATTGTCCTGTTATAGTTTTTCCAATGGTATTATTAATATAAACTGAGATATCTACTCCTAAATTGATGGCATTCAATTTTACTGCAGAATATTCATTATCAAAAGTTATGGCTCCTGGAAGAACCATAGAACCTTCTTTGAAAATATTACTTCCGAATGATTCTATTTGATTTTGTAAAATAGACTGGAGGGTAGTTAATTCTCTAGCCTGAACTGGAAATCCTGGTTTAAATAGAACTTTATAAAAGTTTTTACTTTTATCAAAGTCATCATAATATGGGCTAATATTTAAGTCTGTTTTTTGTGCCATCTTTTTTTAGAATTCCAGAATGATTTTAACGTCTTCTTTTTGCCTAGAGTCTCTTTGAACTTCGGGTCGATTGTCGATGTAAATTATATCCCCTGTCTTTTTATTTATCTCAGGATTTGCAAGTCCATTTTCAAAATTAACTCCTAAATTAATTTGCTTAGAATTAATTGTCATCACACTACCACTAAAACTTGTATCTATAGTTCCGGTGCTTAAAGAAGAAACAGCAGTGCTAAATCCCACAATAGCAGAGGTCAAATCATTGTGTGTTTGATCTACTTTGTTACCAAAACATAAAGATCTATCTTGATAATATTTTACAATGTTAGTTTCTTTATCGTAAGAAGCTACATATCCTTTTGCAACTGTTGTAACATTATTAGTAGTTACAGATTGTTCTATAGTTTCTCCGACATTAAGTGTTACTTCACTAGTTAACTTAATAGCAAAAAGTGATGAAAATTCATTACCAGTAAAAGTTGTTCCTTCTCCAAAAGTCTGTGGATTTTTTATAATACCAACTTGAGCAAATTTTGTGTCTGTAGGAAAATCTTTAGTCGAATCATCAAATCTGGCATATAATAATACTTTATCAGTTCCTAATTCTGTGTAAATATCGTGACCATGACCCTTAGAAGGGGGGATAATTGGAATCAATTTTGAACCACTTCCAGATCGACCACTCAAATCAATAGTTCCGTAAGTATATCCCTTTCCTCCTGCTGTCACTGATACTTTGGTTATCTTATTATTAGTTGTTTCTATATTTACTATTCCTCCAGTTCCATCACCTATAATATCAGCAGAAAATGGTTGATCTTGATATCCATCTCCACCGTTTTCAATATATACCGTTTGAATTTGATTATCATTACTGTCAGAATTTCCACCATCTCTGATTATTTGAATATCAGAATCTGTTGTAGTTGCCCAATCATTCGGAACAACAATAAATTCTGTAGAATCAAATTTAATAACATCTGCTGGTGATACTGTAAACAAATACTTCCACTTATATCCATCACCCAGTATGGCGGCTTGCGTCCCAGTATGTGTTGGTTTTTCAGTTGATCTTTGAATAGTAGGTGATACTCCTGAACTTCCATTATCAAGGCAGATATAAACCTTAAATTCATCAGTGATTACATAATATTCTGCGGAGTATAATGTTAGAGCCTTATTAACTGGGGAAGGATTACCTTGTCCATAATCATGCCTATACATATCAAAGGAATTATTTTTAACCCAATCTATCCTTCTTACAACTCTTCTAGCATTTTCTGCAGTAATTTTTCTGCCAAACAAACTAGTATCTCTATAATGAGACAAATATTGTAAATTATCTATAGGATTATTGGTTGTACTGGTGTCCCAATTAGTAGTTCTACCAAATCCAGGATTTGGCAATGTTGGATTTGATAGTCCTAAAAAGGCATAATAAGAATTATTACTGATAGACTCTACAAAAGAACCAGCATTCAATATTCTAAATTGATCTGTTACGAATGCAGCCATATTGATAGTTTTTTAGATATTTATACGATGTAATTAAGATTCTCTTTTGGGAAGAGCTCCAGTTTTTCTAATTCCAACACCTCTTCTTTGAATTGTTGGATATGTTGATAATCCAGAAATGATATTTTCAGTAACACCAATAGATATTGGATTTGAAGATCTTGTTCCACCTGACAATTTACCCCAAGAGTATCTTCCAACAAGATCGTTTGGATGACTTCCAGTAGTGGCAATTCCAACAGTATTTACATCAGAGTGTACATAGCAAGTTATAACTCCTACATGTACATTTGTTATCAATTGGGTAGAACTCCAATCAGCAATATAATAAATGCTATCTAAACACGTAGTTCCGATACCAATAACATTAGAATCTGAACCACTGGTATCAATTGCAGTTACTCCATTACCAACATTAGTTTCATTAATGTAAATAGGATATCCTGTTTCTATACCACTGAGTGTCAAATCAGTATCTATAATCGAGAATGTGATAGATAATGGATCAGATCCACCTCCAGTTACTCCAATCCCAGTAACAATTCCAGAAGCACCACTTATAGCACTAAATCCTGTGATATTTTCAACCAATCCAGTTGTAAACCCTGTTGTTGAAATTCCATTTATAACTAAAGCATTGCATGGAGTCGAATCATCAGTATAACCAGTGTTATCCGTTTCGAAACTAAACAGTTTTGAATTTTCAATAAACACTTCAGTATCAGTTGTTGATACATCTTTGATAATTTTTGCGGTTGGGAAAATTAAAGGTTCTATTGAATCTCTAGTTTTAGAGATAAACTCACCATTAATTTTTTTACCTATTTTTTGTTTAGTCCATGAAACTGGTTTTTGATTTTGATCATCAATTCCAATACCAGCATAACGATTAGTTTCGACTGTATCAGAAGTCGTTAAATCATAAACCGTTCTCTGTTCTTGTGTTATCGTATTTGGGATAGTATTGTTACTATTGACTTGAACAATATCACCAGGTTCTATGGTTGGTTTGACATTATCATTTTGTTGAGCATCTGTACCTTTAAGGCCCTTATAGTAATAAATTTCAACTTCATCTTCAAATAAAGGTGCTTTTGTAAACACAAATGAGGTTCCACCTTCAAACACATAGTTAGTTACAGGTTTTTGAAGAACACCATTTATGAATATTATCAATACATTATTCATATTATTTTTAACTGGTTCTGCCTCGGTGGCTTCGAAACTTAAAAGTTCTCCATTATATTGAAGAGGGAATCTAGTTCTAGTCCCATCTTGAAGTTGACTAATAGAATCAATATAGTCAAGTTCTCCAAATTCCCAAGCAGCAAAGTTGTCAGAATATGTTTCGAGTACAGTAAGTTCAAAATTGGATATTGGAGAGGATAACCTAGAATCTGTAACTAAACCAATTGGTTTAAATACATCACCTTTTTGGAATGCATATCCTGGTCTTGAAATTTTAAACTCTGTTATTTCAAAATGAGTAGATCCTATTCCTACACTTGTAGAGGATCCGCCAACTTTGACATCTAATAATAATCCAATTCCCGCATCTGTTGTTGCTCCAACTCCAAGTCTAGAAACTCCAGTAACAGGGAGGTTTTCATATGATGGATCGGAAACAAATATTTGTGGGTTTGTATATCCAGTGCCACCACCAACAACATTAAAAGATAAAGTTCCACCTGCACCAACATTTGAAGTTGCTGTTATTACTGCTGCCGTTCCTGAGTGACCTTCCTCAAAAACAGTTACTCCAATAGAAACTAATCCATTATATCCAGATCCAAGATTATCGGTGGTTCCTAATCCAACAGATATAATAGATCCACCACTTACTACAGCAGTTACGGAAGCACCTACAAGTGGTGCAAATCCAAGTCCAGGAGTAGATCCAAGTGAAACTATAATTCCACCTCT